GCCCGCATCCATACCTTGCCGCCAGACTGCACCTCTATGCTATACCACCTGGATTGGATCTTGCAGTCCCCCAACGCAATAATATCAAGGTATTGCAGGCTGGTGCTGTGTACTAAGTGGTCTGCGGCGGCATAGGTCCCATCGTCCAGTATCGTGATTGTCGAATGCTCCTCTGCCGTCCCGTTCTCCGACGCCGCCAAAGCGGCGGCAAACGTCGTGTAGTCCCCGCCCGTTTGGGCCAATGTTACGTGTGTTGGCATGTCATACTCCCGGGGTTGGTGGGTTGGTTTCGGCGCCCTCTTGGGTCACTAGGTGCGTGTGACCAGTGAGACTAATTGCCCCAGCCTTGACATCGTGACCAGCCCCTACAACGCTTAGATTCCCATTTATCTTGACGTCACCTTCAATTTCAATCCCTGATTCCTTCAATATTATTGCATGATTACGGCTGTCATATATAGCAACATCGCCAGTCTCCAGCCCCACTATCCGGTATCGCCGGTCCGATGTCACAATCACGATGGGATGGGATGTTGCCCCGACCTGCAGGACTACGGCCTCGGCCCCGGCGGCTGGCCGGCTAGTGAATCCGTAGGGCTCCATGTGCTCGGCGCCTATTTGCGTACCTAGGCGCTCCACGGTGACAGTTTGCATCTTAGCCCCAGCGTTGACGCCCTTGACCGTTGCTCGGGATACTAGATTTTGTAATACTCTAATAATACTAGTCACTTACACCCCCTAGGGCATCGGCCGCAACAAGCGCCAACGTCGCCTGCTCCTGGGTCGTATCCTGCGTCAATGTGACATTTTGCACCACCATTTTTTGATTTAATCCGACCTGGGGCAACTCGACCTTAGCGGTCATCCCAGGGGTCCAGATGGCGCCCCCAGGGGCCCGCCATGTCGGGACCGTCACTAACAACGCCTGGGCCTTGGCTCTCCTGACCTTGGCCTCCCACTGTGCCCGTTTTTCGCAATCAGCATTAGTGGCGTTGCCCTCGGCCCGCAACGTCAACACGATTTCTTGGGGCGTCCAGTCCGGATCCGCTGCGCTGCCCCGGCAACTAGATACACTGTCGCCAAAAGCCGAATCACTACCCGCGCTCTGGCCGATAACACGGTACAGGGTCGCCCTGTCGCTGGCATCGTCTGTGTACTGCCAGCTCGATACCTGCGCCTCGCCATATCGCAATCGAAAATCCTGGGCGGTATCGGAGACCTTGACTAAGCACAGGTTACCGGTGCTGTCGTCTGTGACTAGGCATCCTACCTGTCTAGCCGCCCGCTCGATTGCGGCAAACGCCGTGTCCCCAGGGGTCAACTCAACCTGCCGAATGATGGCATCGCCAGCCCAACCAACGGTTTTTACTGTGATATCATGGGGTTTAGCAATCGTTGACGCAAGTGATAGCATCGTGATATTGCGATATGCGCCCTTTCCTGACCTGTCGCTCGATCGGATCAATCTGGCTGTCCTGGACCGCCCCGATATATCGATGCTGTAGCCCCCGGCGTCGATAACGACCCGTGACGTATCAATAAATCCCGTCAGTGCTGTATTATCATCTACTCGGATAGATACGTCAGCCCCGGCCCTAATGGGTGCCGGCAGTGATAGCCCCTCGGGCTGATATTGCGTCATTGACAGTGCGAAGGTCGATGCGGCTTGAGTCAGCCCCCTAACGATCTGCACCGCCTGCCAACCGGTCCATTCGCGATTATCGATAACTAGCCCAATCTTTTCCATGACTTACACCCTCAACACGCTTAACGCCGCCCCAGGCTCGATAAACCCGGGATGCTCTATAGCGTTACGTGCGACTATCTCATCCGCCCGCTCGCCGTCTTGGTATAGCTCCTGGGCGATTTCAAACGCTGAAATAACGTAATCATTTTGGTATGTTGTGGTCCTTGGCAAGCGGACTATGACATGTTGCAAGTACGCTATCATCGACGCCTGCAGATCCAACATCAGCGTTGCTTCCTGGGGCGTCATGTCTAGTATGCTAATGCATTTATCGCATGCCTCTGACACGGTCCAGATCTGCCCTTCCGCCTGCGTCATATCTGCATATGTCCCAGATATTGCCAGCTTAGCCGCTTGGGCCGTGGCCAACGTGGCCACCATCTTAGCTTGGGCCTTGGCGTTGGCTTGGGTCCTAGCTGCCGACGCGGGGCCTAGCGTGTCAATGACGGTATCGGCATATAGCGCCCGGTAGTGCTGTGCGACACTTAGCAGTGTCGTGGGGTCCGTGATGGCCCTAGTGTAGTCCACCCAGGCTTGGGCTATCTTAGCCGGTGCAGCCCCGGCCGCGGCCATGGCGGACTCTAGTTCCCTGGTCGCTGCTAGCACCTCGGCAGCTAGCTTATCGGGCATCGCCGTTTCTAGCTTATCGATCGCGCCCCGGATTGACTCGACGAAGCTGGTTTTCGCGACCTGCTCGATATCATCAGCCGCCTGCACAACCGTTTCGTCAGGGATTTCTCGCTCAATCAGCGACAGGGAATCATCGACGGCAACGAAGGTAACCGTGGCCGTGGCCTCACCCGATGCGATCAGTTCATGGGATACATCCCCTTGGATAACGACCTGTCGACTCCACCCTTCGGGATGTATCAGCTCGCCCGGGCCAGCCTGGGAAGCCCGACGCATAAAGGCCGTATACCGCTCGTACCAGTCCGCGCCGGTAAAGACAATGCCAAGCGTATACGTAGATGGCGCACGGCCCATATCATCAACGGTTATACTGTCTAACCCCGGATATTCATTGATTGATACCCGGCGACCTTCAGATCCACTGATAGACCGGACGGCAAATTCGATGTCGTCAAAATATCCCGCTGCAAGTGTCATAATGCCACACCCCCGGCTAGGTTATACCCGACCGCTGCTGATAGGTCGACGCCCTGGCCCCTTGGTTTTTCGACCTCTTTCACACGCAACCCAGGCGGCGCGTTTTCAAAACTGACTTTGATCTCACCGGTTACCCCGGTCTTGGTCTCCGGGAATTTTTCGCGCAGCCGTTGCCATCGTGGATCGTCATCGGCCGTTGATTCGCCGGCGAATGCCCTGCCAGCCCTAGCTTGTCTGGATGCCGCCAGCGCAGCGGCTTTACCCGATGCCCGGGCCTCGTCCTCGGATCTGGTCGCATGCACGCCCGTGCGCGCGAGGCTCTGATCCTTGACGAACTGTTCAGTCTTGCGCTCAAATTCTTTCTTCATTGCGTGCGCCGCGGCGATGGTCGCCGTAATCGCTAAAAAATGCGGTGACTTAGCGACCGCGGCAAAAGCCAGTTCTAGCGACTGAACGGCAGACACTAGCTTGGATCCGATGTATACGGTGGCTAGTACAGATACCAGCGTTTTGATTTCATCGCCGTGCTCTTCGATGACTGCCATGGCGGATTTCAGGATCTCGAGGACCTTTTTCAGCGCCCCAAAACCTACATTCGCCATTTCTTTTATCGACTCTTTATTTTCGCCCCACCAGCGATCCGCAGCCGCTAACCCCTCAATAAGCCTATTTATTCCTTGTTGGATCACACTTGTTACAAGGTCCCGGTGCGCTAAGATCCATTCCTTGGTCCGCTCAACCAACGGCGTGAATACAGGGACTAGTCTAGATGCGATGACATTCCATGTGCCCTTGATTGTCCTCCTAAAATTCTCCATCTCATCGTCGAGGACCTCTGCATCCTCTGCGGCTGACTGACTGATGACTCCATATCGGCGCATCTCCTCGCGCAGTCTTTGCAGCTCCTCTGGTCCGCCCTGTAGCATCCGAACCATCCGCATCCCCGAGCGCCCAAAAGCCGCCGTGGCAAAGGCTGCCTTTTTTGCCGGATCGTCGATCGAATCCAGCTTGCCCAGGAGCAGATCAAACGCTTCTTCGTTCGTTTTTGCGGCCCTGACCTGGCGTAATAACCGACGGTCGGTTCGCTGCAGATACGACGATAGGGCGCCCTGCCCGATCTTGGCTTGACCGACAACCTGATTCATTTTTTCGAGCGATTTTCGTAAGTTATCAGCGCCCACGCCTTGGCGATTGGCGGCAAATTCTAGCTCCTGCAACGCCTCGACACCAAAGCCCACTTGCCGGGAAAACTTAATCATTTCCGAGGCTTCGCTGGCCCAATCAACGGTTTTTTTGAACACCACGGTACCGGCCGCGGCTAGTGCCCCGGCCCCCGCAGCGGTAGCTAGCATCATTTTCTTGCCGATAGCCTCGAAAGACTTGGTCGTTATGGCCGCCTGGGCTCTAACCTCTTTAAATGCTTTGGTTATCGGGCCAGAGGCGTTATCCACAGCGTTCAACGTCGCCTTGATTTTTAGATCTCGTCCCTTCTTAGCTGCCATTTTTTCTTGCTTCCGTTACTGTCTCCAGCCACCAGATTAGGTCCGGTATCGTCATTGCCCCAATCACATCGGGCCCCCAGTTAGTCAGTGCGACTAGGACTCCGACCCCCCGGCGCCAGTCCCCGGGGACGTGGCAAAAAAATCCTTGGTCGCATCGCTCAGTGTCGCAAAATCGTCTAGTGATAGCTGCTCTAGTGTGCCCGGTGGCAATTGACACAATGACTCCATAATTGCCAACATTACACCAATATTTCCATCGTTTAGCGCGTCCATGGCGCTACCGTCGTAGCCGTTAGATAGCATATATCGCTCGGCTGCTAGCATATCTCCGACCCTCAGACTATGCCTAAAACGCAGTGTAGACTTCTCCGCCCCGCCGACGCGGATCGGAGTCGTGAGCTTGATCTCCCTGTCCATTTTTGACCTCTTAACTGTTTGATTTTATAAGAAAATTGACTTTTCAAGCCGCGATGCGGCCCAATAATTACAGGCGTCTGGCGTTGCCGGGCGTACATTCGTAGCGCAGATCTAAGGTCCCGTCCTCGGAGCTCTGGCTCGGATCTGACACCTCGGCGGCGTCAACCCAAATATACGATTTCCCGCTCATCAGATCAAGCTGGACGTTAACGCCGTTTTTGCCCTGATAATCTGTCTCATTGATGTTATCGAGCAAGATTTTTAGCTCGATGAACGGGATTACGGGCTCGGCCCGCACGCCTGTACGCCCAGATACCACCTCGACGGTGGTATTTTTTTGCGCAGCAATCGAGAACTCGGGATACTCGACGATGGTTACCTCAACACCGTCGATTGTAACCCTTTTAACTCCGCCGGTTACGGTCATAGCACACCTCCTAGACTAGTCTAAACGCGACCCTGCCCGCCATGACAGCCAGCCAGCCGGTTAATTGCGGCGGATATAGAACGTTGATTTGATTAGGGTTTTCTTCGTCCCGTTCAACGATCAATTCCGCCATGAATTTATCGACATTTTGGACCAATGCGGCGTCCTGACGTCGCATGTATCGCGCCAAAAACCACCCCCGGATCTGTTCCACCGTGGCCGATCTGACCCCAGGGGCTGCTGGCGAGCTGGTCAAAGCGCTGCCGCTGTATTCCCGCAAAAAATCCTGCCTATCCTGTCGGATCAGGCGCATCAGGATAGCTAGGGTTCGCTGGTCGAATAGCGACCGGTCCGGGGACCCGTGGGCGTCGGTAGTATAGGACG